CCATTTTGAATTGCGGTTACACCTGCCACTAGTCCTGCTACAAGTGCGTTCTGTAAAACATCTACCTCAACCATGCCTGTTCCACTAGCAACTAGTACACCAAGAAATGCTTGTATAAATGTTCTTAGAGTTCTTATACCGACTTTCATTAGCCAATCTTTATTAAACATTATTCCTCTTTTCCAAATTGGCGTTTTTTATAATGGGTGCATTTACGATTTAGACATTTCCAAATCATTTTAATTTCTATCAGTGGTTTTTTGCAAGTTGGACAATTTATGTTCATGTCCACCTCCAAATATTACTGAAAGTTCATACCGTCCATTTTAGCACGAATAATTTTCATCTCGCCTTTAATCTCTGATAAGTTATCCATAACTGTTTTTGTTAAAATAACATCATCAGTAGAGGCGTTACTTAATGGCTTTTCTAACAAATTTATTATTGTTGTATATTCTATTGTTACTTTTTCACCAGATAAAATAGCCTTTAAAATCTTTGGATACATTTTTTTATATGCGTCGCCTGAACCACCAATAAAACCGTCTTTGCCTTTATCTAAATCTTGTTGCGTTTCACCAACTAACAAACAACCTGCCGTATGTTGATCTGTGTTGCCTGTATGAATTAATATGTATTGAAAATTTGGTACATTTTGCAGTTCTAACATACCTTTATGAAATCCTGCACCGTACCTTTCTGTATATTTTTGATGAAAGCCACCAACAGTTCTAAGTTTTATTTCATATTTGCCTAAGGGTATGGCCGTTTCTGAATGCACTTTTACATCTCTTACCTCATCTTCTAAGGTAAAACACTCAAATTCTGAATCAATAAACAACAGACCATTGGTTGCGTCTGTACCAAATTGTGTTCTAACAACTGTTAATTTCATTAACTAGGTTTTGGATTATCTGATTTAACATCAGCTATGGTGTCTTTCCATGTTGTTGTATCATTAACTTTATCCCAATACATCATGTCTAATTGATCACCAACGCTTGGATAGGCCTCTTGTCTTGCCCTTTTATATCCATTATTTTGTTCATCTAATTTAGACTGAGCTAAATCTTCAATTGCTTGATCGTACTCTGCATCTGTAAATTCTCTAACTTGATTATTTACTTGTGCTTTCATAGGTTTAGCAGCATTGATTTCTGAAGTAGCTTCAGTTCTAAACTGTTCTATTGTTTTTATCGCCATATCTTTCCTATCTTACTATATATTTCTTATACTTACTTCTTTAAACCATATAATGTGAAAGTTCCTTTATCTATATTTGTTCCACTATCAAAAAATCTGCCAAAAGATATTCCATTACAAGCCTGAGTAACTGTCAAAACACTTCCACCCTGTCTAGCTCTAAGATTTCCTGCACTACTTCTTGCAGTTCCCTCTTGTGTAACAAATGAAAATTCACTTGCATTGTTGAAATTAAATAGATATAGAACATAATTTGCACTTTCGCCTGTTGCAGTTCCTAAGTTGTCCAAAGTACCCGCAGTTAAGTTAGTTTGTCCTACATTATCAAACCCACTATCTGCCCTTAACTCTTTAAATGCTTGATCGTAATTTGAAGAACTATCAGCAGTTCCACTTACAGTAAATCTATATTCCATAAATTTATTATCTGTATCTATTTCCATATTTGAAACAACTACTTTATACACATCAAAGGTACTGTCAATCCCTGTCAAAGTTACAGAACTTACTCCAGAACTAACTGTTGTTTCTGATATTTTTATTAAGCTACCTGCCATTATTTAACTCCATATACTGATACATTGTGGCTTGTTATATTATTTGATGATACAAAATATTTAAAACCTGTTATTTGTTCTGCTGATTTATGAACTCCAATACCTTTTTGCCCACCCAGTTGTGGGGTGCTTGTAGAAAATGCTGACACTTGATAAGCCAAAAATGTAAAACTTGAACTGTCAAATGGATTATAAATATAAATAATATTATTACCAGCTGCGTCTGTACCACTTCCTGTTCGCATTGGTCTAATAATTTCTGTATCATTTGTTGATTTACCCTCACCAAAAGACGTAGATGACCTTAGTTCTAAAAAAGCATTATCATATTCTGCTGAATTTATTTGACTACCACCACTGTCTAATAATCTCATAGGAACTTCTAAAAAAGCACTATCAGTAGTAATATTTGTAACAATTTTATATACATCATATTTATTACTAAAAACATTTGTTACATCAAAACTTGAAATATTACTACTTCCATTAACATTTTTTATAAACTGTAAATTAGTACTCATTATTCATATTCCTTTATGCCATATAAAGATACATCTAAAGTATTTATATTACCCAATGTGCCACCACTACTTATATTTTTCAGTAAAAAACCTGTAACTGTTTCAGCAGTTGCATATACTCCACTTCCAAAAATCATTGAGGGGTTGGCGTTTTGGTCTATATAAAAAGTTTGATTAGAAGTAAATGTAAATTGCGAACTGTCATTTGGGTTATAAACATAAATATACCCATTTGCATTTTCGCCTGTGTTATTACCTCCACCACCCATAATTCTAATATGGTCTGATGAAGTTGACCTTACTTCGCTAAAACTCCCACTTGCATTTCCTTCTTGTGTAGCTCTATGGTAACCACTACTTACTTCTCCACTACTATTTTTCAATCTAAGTTGTATTAAATTTTCATCATTTGTTGGTGTGTAATCTGACCAAGTAATAAAATAAACATCATAAGTTGAACTAAATACATTATCAAAAGCTAATATTTGTGATGAGTTATCAGCACTTAAAGTTTGTATTAATTCTAATTTACCTAAATCAACTCCACCTAGTCCAAATCTTGCTGCACCTAACGGCATAATGAACTCCTAACTGAAATCTTGTAGTGCATTAAGTAATGGTGTACCTGCGTCTAAAAACAAAAATGTAACTAAGTCTATTGCATTAGCACCTGTTGAAACTGTATATCCACCACCACCTGCTGTTTTTGCAGTTACATTACCACCACCATTTACAGTTACGGCGTTAATTGCAACTGTTTTAGCACTTGAAGCGTGTTGTGTTATTTGTAGTGTAAACGTTGAAACACCTGCACTTGGCACATTTGTAAAGTCAATATCTGTTATATTTTCTGTAAGTGTAATACTCCCAGTATTACCATTAGCTAAGTTTATTGATACAACTCCTGATGAACTTGTTACAGCTACATCTGTTTCTGCGTAGTCTTTTAATACAACAGCATTTATTTCTTGGTCGCCACCTGTTACAGCACCTGATAAAGTAACAGCACCTAATGTTTTATTTGTAAGAGTAGCTGTTTCACTATCAGCATAATTTTTAACTGCTGCTGATGTAGGTATAGTTGTATCATTATCATTTGATGTAATTGTTTCTGATTCAGTTACTAAACTACCTGCAGCAATTTCTGATGTAGTTAGTCCTCCAACTGTAAATGTTAAATCATATGGGTCTGCATCTGTACCATTGTCTGTATCTGTCCAGTTAATATCAATACCTGCACCTTCAACAAACTTAACTTCTCTTGCTGTATAAACTCCTGATGAAACAGAAGGGTTAATTGTTACCTCTGTGCCATCACCATCTTCTAATATAAAACCTTGTTGAATAGCATCATGTGCTTCTTCTATGTGTTGTTTAACTACAGCTAATCTGACTTTAGTTCCTGACGCGTGTGTAGGGTCAGTGCCATGTTTAGAATCTATATCTCTAGTTACTGTTGCTGCAGCATGATTTGTTCCTGATGACCATAATACAACTTCTCTGTTGCTGTCATTATCAGGGTCAATTACAAAATATGCAGGACTATCTACACCGGGGTCATCTGCTAAATTCATTGTTGAACCTCCACTAGCTAATTGTGCAGCTAATGTGGTTTCAAATGCGTTTACTAAATTGGTTTCTCTAGCTACCATATCTCTCCATTATATACTATTTTATTATCCAAATCTCATTATCGCAAAACCTTTTCCACCGAGTATATCACCTGAAGTGACCTGACTAAAGGTTTCTTGTCTCGTACCTCTGACAGTTAGTATAGCATACTGCGTTACACTGCCAATGTTTGGATTGCTTATTATTGGATATGTAATTTTTTCTACTACTCCTCTAATTATTTCAGCAGGGTCATACAACTCTAATGTTACTGCATTACCTTCTTTCTTTTTTAAAGATTGATATATTGTTTCTCCTAAATTTTTTACTTTTACAGGTTTTCTAAATGGTCTTTCAACTCTGTCTGATATATTTACGGGTATTTGTACAACTACTAATTCAGGTCTTGCTAATGCACGTACTTGAAATGCTTTAAATTTAGGACTTGTAGTTTGGTTAGAAGATTTCAATACTATTTTTACTGCAATATATCTTGCTACCCTTGATAACTGTACTGATTCTTCACCAACACCTGATAATGTATTAACTTCTAAATCCCATGTACTATCATTACTATCATTTATTGATTCGTATTTATTAGATAAATGCATTTCTACGCTTTCACCACTATTAAGTTCTTCTACTTCTACACTTGCTTCAACAAATTGTTTATTTTCTGCTGTAAAAAAATCAGCAGGTGGTGCAATAATAAAACCCTCTGATTCAAAATTAGATGTTTGTTGATATACACCATCTGAAGTTACTGTAAATAAAAACTTTTCATCTACTATTTTTATATTATTTATAGTTCCACCTGCTGCAGCTTTGTAATATCGTGCAATACCTGCAGTTGGCAAATAGTATCGCCATAAAAAACTTGTACTGCCTGATTCTTTTATTCCTGTATATACACTATCTCGAGTTGTTAACAAAGCATTTGGAGAATTATCAATACCGTCTACATCCCATTCTTTTATTAATTGATTATTAGCTAAAACATATAAATCATCAGCTACTCTTAAATCACCACGATATAATCTTCCAATAACTTTATTACCAGTTATCTGAACATCTTTTGTTCCATAAAAAATTATACCCTGAGATTCAACAACACAAGTTGGTTGTTCTCCGGAAATTTCTGTTTGTCCTTTTAAAATAAAAGTTCCTGCATTATCTTTAATAGAATAAATTCTTCCATCAGTTGCAGTAACTAAAACAACAGGACCTGCATCTGCTGCATCTGTAAATGTTTCTCCTGATGGTAAAGTAACTAGTGCTGAACTTACTGTAGTTTCTCCATTGTATTCGTGTAGTGCATTACCTATAGTTACTAAAAATCTACCTTTAACAGAAAATATTTTATCATATACTGCTGCTGACATTTTTTGAGTTGATGAACCTGGTGTAGCATTAGCAGAAGGAAGAACTTCAATTTCTCCTGCAGAACCGTTATTAGCAGTAATGTATAATAAATCACCATGTGCTGCTAATCCTTTTATTTGATATCCTGCAGTTAAATTTTCTGATTGTGTAGAAAATGTATTACCACCATCTGTAGATATAAACAACGTTTCATCATCAGATACAAAAATATTTGTGCCAACAACCGCCATGTGACTTACTGCAGAAGATAATGTGTGTTCTTTTTCAGTTGTATTTAGTAATTGAACATTGTAACCTTTTCCTAAATCTGTATTAAAAACATCTACACCTTCACTATCCCAAAATCTTTTTACATCAGCAGATGTTCCACTAGCTCTATGAGCATTATCTAAATTACTTCCACCACTAAAATTATTTCTTGAATAAATACGTCCTAAGTTAGAAGTAAAATCTTCAGGATTTTGTTTTACATTTATTCC